GTTGCTACTGGCCTAGATTACACCGCGTAAGGAGCTAAATAAATGGCTATTTCTCGTGCACAACTACTGAAAGAGCTCCTCCCAGGCTTGAACGCATTGTTCGGTCTTGAGTATGCTCGCTACGGTGAAGAACGAAGGTCAGGGTATTGCGTATGACAATGCGCAAGAAGCATGGACCGCTCGTTACAACCACGAGACCATTGCGCTGGGCTTCTCTATCACCGAAGAGGCGATGGAAGACAACCTGTACGACAGCCTGTCTCAGCGGTATACCAAGGCCCTCGCCCGGGCTATGGCGTACACCAAGCAGATCAAGGGGGCGGCAGTCCTGAACAACGGCTTCTCTTCGCTTGCTCTGTATGGCGACGGTCAGCCTCTGTTCTCGACGCAACACCCGCTGGTGTCTGGCGGCTTCAACTCTAACCGGCCCGCTACGGCGGCAGACCTGAACGAAACGTCCCTCGAAGCGGCTGTGATCCAGATCGCTCAGTGGGTCGACGAACGGGGCCTGCTGATCGCCGCAAAGCCGCGCAAGTTGATCGTTCCCCCGGGACTCAGCTTCGTTGCAACTCGCCTGCTTGGCACCCAACTCCGAGTAGGAACCACCGACAATGACATCAACGCCATTGTCAACAACGGCTCCATCCCGGAAGGCTATACCGTCAATAACTTCCTGACCGATTCGAACGCCTGGTTCCTCAAGACCGACGTTCCCAACGGCTTGAAGCACTTTGTCCGTGCGCCGCTTGCCACTAGCATGGACGCTGACTTTGACACCGGTAACAACAGGTACAAGGCGCGTGAGAGGTACAGTTTCGGGGTGTCGGACCCGTTGGGCATCTTCGGCTCGCCTGGGTCTAGCTGACAAAACTCCATATAAATCAAGCACTTACGCTTGATCAAGGGGCCCTTCGGGGCCCTTTTTCTTTTCCTGTTGACGAGTCGAGGTTCCACTGGTACATTACGGTCTGGCTTTGTAACGCAAGGAGTAAGCCATGACACAGGTAATTTACAAGATCGTCAATTTGGTCAACGACAAGTTTTACGTTGGGAGTACCACCAACAAAAAGGTACGGTTTAGAGAGCATCGTAAACAACTGCGTGGCAATAGGCACCACTGCAAACATCTTCAAGCAGCTTGGAACAAGTACGGAGAAGAAAAGTTTGACTTTCGTGTTGTAGAAGAGGTTCCCACTGAAACCGCGTTGCATGAAGTAGAAGATCGTTGGCTAAAAGAGCACTTTGGCAAACCTTACTGTTACAACTCAGGTGCGGCTGCGGTTGCGCCTTGGCGTGGTGTGTATGGCGCTGAGCACTTTAACTTTGGTAAGGAGATGGCTACGACACAAAAAGAACAGATCTCCCAGTCGCTCAAAGAGTTTTATGCCCAGGACTATGCCAATCATCCTCGCGTAGGAAAGCAGCACACAGAGGAAACCAAAGCAAAAATTAGCGCCAGTAAGAAAGCCAACCCCGTTGCGTACTGGGAGGGCAAGGAACGCAATCAGGAGACCAAGGCAAAGATCAGTAAAGCGCAACTGGGCAAACCAAAGGCTCCTGGCCGTAAAGTTTCGGAAGCCGGCAAAGCCAAGATTCGCGCAAACATTGAAGCAGGGCGCAGTCACATGCACTGGCTTGGTCGTACCCACACCGAAGAGTCCAAGCAGAAGATGCGAAAGAGCGTGGTAGAGCGGACATCGGGTCAAGTGTTTGACAGCTTAACTGCTGTGCTTGCGCACTATCAGATGACCATGCCTACCCTGCGGCGGGCGCTTGTTGCGGGCAAGCCTATTACCAAGGGCAAGTTTGCTGGTTTGGTGTTTGTTTACGCTTGACTCTCCCAATCCACTATGCTACCCTCATGTAAACCGAGATTCACCACAACCCGCCGACTGGCTCGGCAGACTTCTCCTCAGAGACGGCGGGTGCAGATTTGAGGAAACATCATGGGTTGGTCTACTATGTCTGGTCCGGTTCGTGTAGGCACGAACCGCTACCCTCCGGGGCGTAACACGGGCTTGGTGACTCTGGCTCAGTCGTATGACTCGGGCAATGTGTCTGCCGCTATTGGTAACGTAGATGTGTCGGCGCTCATCATCCCTGCGGGCTCGCAGATCTATGACATCGTGGTGGATCAGATTGTTATCCCCACCGCTACGTCTACGTTCACGATTTCTGTGGGCACCACTTCTGGTGGTTCGGAGTTGATGGCGGGTGTGGCAACGACTGCTGGCGGGCGTTTCCGTGGTACGGCTACTGCTGCTACACAGTTGGCATGGCAGACTTCCACCGCGGCAGATACGACGATCTTTATTCGCAATGCCATTGGCACGTTGGCTACCACGCAAGGCCGGTTCATTGTGACGGTTGTGTACGTCCAGCGCGATCCTAGCGGTGCTCAGAACCCGACCACGTTCCAGAACTGATGACGAGGGCTTCGGCCCTCTAGGAGTGCTGAATGGCTAAGACCAACTACAGCCCCACGTTCCCGATGTACCCAGGGGACGCGGGAGCTATTACCGTAAGTGATACGGATAACCTTGCAACTCCGAGCGTTATTTATGTCGGAGCCGCTGGAAACGTCAAAGTAACAACTGCTCAAGGAACCGATGTAACTTTTGTCGGGCTTCAAGCAGGGCAGGTCATTCCTGTTCAGGTGATTCGGGTGTGGAGCACTGGTACTACGGTTGCCACGCCCAATACAAACCTGTTGAGAATCTTCTGATGTCTTTTGGGTTTGGCTTTGGGTTTCCACGAATGTTGCAAACTGGCGCAGCATGGACACCCGCGCAACTGTCGGGTCTGGCGCTGTGGCTGGATGCCGCCGACGCCAGCACGATCACGCTTAACGGATCGACCGTCAGCCAGTGGAACGACAAGTCAGGAAATGGCCGCAACGCATCTCAAGCAACGGCGGCGAACCAGCCAACGCGCACGCTCAACGGTTTGGGTGGGCGCACAGTGATAACGTTTGATGGAGTGGATGACTTTCTTAACGCTACTTTGACATTAACCAACTTTTCCGTTGGTGTGGTTGGGACGACAACAGCAAACACCGCGACAATTTACTACCCGCTTGGTTTTGGAAATCCACCACCCGGCTCCGCTGGTCTGTCAGTCGGCGGCACATTTCATACTCAAAGGGCTGCGCTGAACGGAGCAACGAGTTTACTTACGAACGAGACAGTTACTCTTAACTCGCCGTATCTGATAACGGCTCATTCCCAAACTGGGAACCGTCTAATTTCGTTCAACGGTCAAACTCCGGCGACAGATACCAATAGCCAAAGCATTTCCCAAGTCACAATAGGGAAAAGATCGGACGGTTTTTGGCCATACGCAGGACCGATAGGCGAAGTCGTCATCACCAGCGCCGCGCTCTCCACCACCGACCGTCAACTTCTTGAGGGCTACCTCGCTTGGAAGTGGAGTGGCCTGATATGATTTTGCGCAACCTTCCTTACACGCATCCCTATCGGTGGGATGGCCGCGTTTTCGGTGGGCCTCAGTTGTGGCGTCCGTCGAATTTGGGATCGGCACTGGCTCTTTGGCTGGATGCCGAAGATGCAGCAAGCATCACGCTCAACGGCAGCACGGTCTCACAGTGGAACGACAAGAGCGGCAATGCTCGCAACGTCTCACAGGCGACAGCCGCAAACCAGCCGACGCTGACAGCATCTGGGCTGAACGGAAAGCCTGTGCTGACGTTTGACGGTACGGATTGGATGTTCAATGCCAACCCCGGTGCGCTGCTGCGGAATGTAACTGGCGGCACTGTTGCGGCAGTAATGAACTACACTGACGCCGTTTCTCAGCGCCTTCCAGTTGCATCTATGAATGGTACTAGTAGTGGTGTAAGGCTTTCAACCGCACTACAAACCGCAGGAACGACAAACATTTTGTCGCGTAGGTTAGATGCAGATGCGTCAGCATCCTTGGTGACATCACCGCCTGCGTATACAAATGGTACGAGCATCATTCAGGTGGGCGTTGCAAGATACTCTGACGGAGCGCTTGATCAGTTTGTAAATGGCGTTGCAGGGGGAACAGGAACTTTCCCCTCTTCTGGCAACAGTTCGAATACCGACAGCGCCACGCTTGTTATCGGAGGAACTTCCACCGATGACGGGGTAACAATTTCTAACCCGATGCTTGGATTTGTTGGCGAAACTATCATTACCAATACCGCCCTTTCCACCGCAGACCGCGAACGCCTTGAGGGCTACTTCGCATGGAAGTGGGGTCTTGAAGCTAGCCTGCCTGCCGGTCATCCGTTCCGCAACACTCCACCCACTTTCTAAACATGAAATACAGAGTCTTTCAGGCAAAGGACGCTGCCGAAAACGCAGCCCGAAAACTATACGGCGACGCCATGCAAGCCCGCGCAGAAGAAATGCAGGGCCTGCTGCATGACTGGAACAACGGCAGGGCGAAAACGGAAGTGAATAACTTGCCGCCCGAGCAGTTGCAAGACGGCAACCGTTTCCCTCTGTACGGCCGCAACGCAGCATCACAGGCTGTGGAAAAAGAACAGGGCCACACCAAAGCCTGGGCGATGCCCGTTCAGATCAACGATGGCCGCTGGGTGTTCCCTTCGCCTGATGGTAACGGAGTTGAAGCCGAAGAAAACTGGTGGCCGCTTCCTACTGATGATATAAAGTAAAACCTATGACAAACAAAGTTTCTTTATCTGTTGGACGCGGTGAGAAACTTCCGGTATCGCAAGGTGCCGGTCTCACAGCCAAGGGTCGCGCTAAGTACAACGCGGCGACGGGTTCCAATCTAAAGGCACCTGCACCTAATCCAAAAAACGAAAAAGATGCGGCACGAAGGAAGTCTTTTTGTGCCCGTATGAGCGGCATGCCGGGGCCGATGAAAGATGAGAAAGGTCGCCCCACAAGGAAAGCCGCAAGTCTTAAACGGTGGGATTGCAAATGAGCTTTGATTACGATGAGACGGTTAAGAACGTAGTTGATGCGTTCTCGGTTATAACTGTTGTGGGGACGATTGTGAACGCATTACCGGCTATTGCAGCAGTTTTTACAATTGTTTGGACGGGTATCCGTATTTGGGAGACTGACACAGTTCAACGATTATTCAAGCGACCGCCGATAGTACGTTCGGATAAGGATGATTGATGCCGTCAATATCAAAAAAGCAGCATAATTTTATGGCTGCTATTGCAAACAATCCTTCTTTTTCAAAGAAAGTAGGAGTTCCCGGGTCTGTTGGAAAAGAGTTTATTAGCGCAGATAAAGCGCAGAAAGGTACTGCTATGGCTACTAAAGGAAAAATGCCCCCGTTCATGGGTAAAGACGCAAAAGCGATGAAGCCAGCTAAGAAGTATGCGGCTGGAGGCTCGGTCAGCGGCTGCCGTAAGTCGGC